AAGATCAAACTCTACTTCTTTAGGAGCATCAATATATCTTGATGCCCTTACAAAAGAACGAGGGGTAGGAGAGACTCTGGCTTTAGGGTCAAAGTCATTAACCAATTCTGGCTTCCATTGTGATGCCGCTATCGCTAGAGGATTCACACCAGATTGTCTTGCCCATTCTGTCCACGACTCTAAATCAAATTCTACATCTATATGCTCGAATCTGTCAGACAGTGCCGCTTTCAGTTTGGTTACACCGCAACCGTCTTGCTCTCTGTTGCCTGCGGCAATTATCCAGAGACCTTCTGGAGCGGTGTAGTCTCCTAACTTTCTTTCTTGAATCAAAGAATAGAATGCCGACTGAGTAGAGGGCGATGCTAAGTTTAACTCGTCAAGAAACAAGACGTGCTTGTCTGTTAATTGATGTAGAAAGTTGGGGATTAACCAACGGACATATTCGGCATCAGTTATAGGCAACCCACGAACATCAACAGGATCAAGTTGTGATGCTCTCACGTCCACGAGTTTGCGACCTTGAAGGTCAGCAAAGTCTTGAACGAAAGTTGTCTTACCAATACCAACACTCCCCCAGAGCCATACAGCATAATCTGGGTTCACGTCAAAGTGATGCAATAATGCACCAGTTAAATTTTTCAGTTTCATATCGACTCCTTAGTATTTACTGAAATTAAAAACACACTGCGAACACAGTGTGACCTAGACCAGAACAAAATGATGTTCTGGTTTCGCCAGACTCTCACTGGCTCGTCAGTAGGTTTAATTTATTAAGCTAATTGACTTTCAATCCTATCTTCTTCTCTGGCATTCTCAATCCACTCTACAGCTTCCTCGACTAACGTATTGAACAAAGATGCACGAATTACCGTAAAGGCATTTATGTGTGCATTTAAGTCTTGATAAGTTTGATTACGACTGTCATAGATTTTTCTCTCCAAATAATGATCTCCAACAGAATCAGACTCTAAATAGCCAAATGAATTATCTTCATAGATAAGTTCAGCTATCTCTGAGTCTTCAAAATCCTCAATAATTTCAAACTGGATATAGCGAACAAGACCAACGTCAAGTTCTAAGTTATCAGTTTCAAAAGAGAGAGTATCATCTCTATCGGTTTCCAAAGTAGAAATTAATTTAGAAATAATTGTTTCTAACATAACGACTCCTGTTATTTAAGTTTCTGTTTCTGCTTTCGCTTCATTCAGCCTAGACACACATCTAGGGACAGAAGGGAGAGAATAAATTCTCTCCCAACTCAATGACACCGCAACAACGTAAGTTGTCTTAGTGTCGGAGTCGGAGTCTAGTAATTAAGTTTAAACAACCCTCGCCGCTCAACACAGCAATTACGCACATCATTCAGCCGCCTTTAGCTTCCTTCTAAATCTAATCTCTTCTCGCTCTCTCTTTTTATCTAGACCGTATCTTTCCGCAAGCAGTTATCGTGTCTCCTATCTGTACTCAATCGAGTTCCAAGTAAGTCTTTAGTCAGTGATGATTGTCAAAATGTATGAGTCTTATTTTATATCCAAGTCTATCTAGTGATTGTAATGGCAGACCGTTCTCTTAGTCTGGCTACCGATTCGTTCTTAGGGAGTACACTTTTTAGCTTCTTTGCTAGGCTCGGTACAGGCTCGGTGGCGACACCTAGAAGTAGTTGGTTCTTGCTCATCTTGAGGGAGACCGTTCCTTCCATTTTCTCACTTTAAACTTTCGTACCTTCTTGGCGTGGCTCAGTTTAGAGTCATAAGTTGTGGACTGAGAATCATTATGGACTAAGAGATACCCAAAGTAAACAAATTGGGTATGGAATAAAACAACGCATCAGCTTTAGCTGATATTGTGGTGGCATCATCTAAAGGTAATAGACATGACAGAAGACAAAGACAAAGATAACAAAGTAACCAGAATCAAATCCAACCTCACAGCTAAACAAGAGAAGTTCATAGAGGGAGTTGCTAAAGGTCTATCGGCAAGTGAAGCCTATCGGCAAGCTTACAATACTAAGAAGATGAAGGACTCTAGTATCTGGACAGAGAGTAGCTTGCTTATGTCTAACCCAAAGGTCTCCCAAAGGCTAAAGGCTATTTATAAGAAGAGAGAGGACACAGCAGTGGCTTCTGCTGTCTCTTTAAGATCATGGATTCTTGAGAGACTACAAGCAGAAGCAAAGGACCAAGACAACAACGAGTCAGCTAGGATCAGAGCACTAGAACTCTTGGGCAAGACCAACGAGATTAAACTGTTCAGTGAAGTCATTGAGAACGTGAACGTGGACAAGTCAGCAGACCAGATCAAGACAGAACTAGAGGAACGCATCTCACGTCTCATAGTCAGCAATAACGATTGACTGCAAAATAATTATTCTGGCGTAAGGCGAACTAGCTGACGTACTGCTGATTGCGTACTCACTCGCACTCACTCAGACACGCACACTCAAGCAAGCACACTTAGGACGACCACCACAGGTCATGTAAGTGAGTGCTCACTGACCTAGCCAGATTCCGATTCAGAGTATTAGAAGCCCCCCACCCCCCCCTGTGCGCAGACGTCCACCTGATACCCTTATCTGAGTTTTACGCAAACGATTTCATAATTTTCATAGGGGGGGTACTATTTTTTTTCCGCTAGGGTCCCCTCAACCCATGTACCCTATATTTTCTTGGTTTGTTCTGGTACCATAGAAACAGGGAGCAGTATTATGACACCGAGACAACGGGACGTACTGGAATTTATAGACCATTACTGGCAGCAGAACCACTGTGCTCCGAGCATGGAAATTATCTGTCGGGAGCTGAATATGAACTCCAAGTCCAATATCCACAGAATCATCCATTTACTTATCGATGACGGTTATTTGAGTATGAAACCGAACCGCCCTCGCACAGTCCGAGTTGAAAAAATTCCTTGGGAACGCTTGACGAACTTGTGAAGAGGGGGTAATGTGCTATGGTCGAGAGAAAAACCGTCACTAGATATATACTAGATACTAGAATTAAACTAAGGGTTTTTATAGTTAGTTTAGTTCTAGTTACTAGATATATACTAGAGGGATTTATGTTAAGTCCCTCAACCCGCTTGGGCTTTATTCACATAATCTTTGACATACTCTCCAGAGATTCCACGGGTCGAGGGGCTTCTTGTTCAGAATGAATAATATAATTTCACAGATAAACCAGTTACCTTTAGACCAGCAGAAAGAAATGCTGAAGCTATTGGAAGACTATGAAGATGCGAAGACACGGGAACAATGCCGTGCTTCCTATATGACCTTTGTGAAAGAGATGTGGGCGGCATTTATTGAAGGCAACCACCATAGTATTATGGCGGAGGCTTTTGAAAAGGTTTCACGAGGCGAATTGAAACGCTTGATTGTTAATATGCCTCCCCGACATACCAAGTCAGAGTTTGCCTCGTACTTATTGCCTGCGTGGTTTCTGGGAAACTTTCCTGAGAAGAAGGTTATCCAGACTGCTCACACGGCAGAGCTGGCGGTAGGCTTCGGACGTAAGGTTCGTAACCTAGTCGGCTCGGAAGAGTTTAAAAAGATTTTCCCTGACGTAGCTTTGCAAGCGGATTCAAAAGCTGCGGGTCGCTGGAACACAAACCATAACGGCGAGTATTTTGCGATAGGGGTTGGCGGAGCGGTAACGGGTAAAGGAGCCGATCTGCTGATTATCGATGATCCGCATTCTGAACAGGAAGGTCAGTCAATAGACCCTGCTGTCTTTGACCGTGTGTACGAATGGTACACCTCTGGTCCTCGACAGCGTTTACAGCCTGGTGGAGCCATCGTGGTCGTGATGACCCGTTGGCACAAGAGGGATTTAACAGGACAAATACTCAAGTCTTCCATAGAGCGAGCTGGAGCAGATGACTGGGAAGTTATAGAATTTCCAGCGATACTGCCTTCAGGTAAGGCACTGTGGCAAGAGTTTTGGCACATTGACGAATTGGAGAAGTTACGGGCAGAACTGCCTGTCTCTAAATGGTCAGCCCAGTATCAGCAAGACCCAACGGCTGAAGAAGGGGCGATTGTCAAACGGGAATGGTGGAAAACGTGGGAAGAGAAGGAACCGCCGAAGTGCGAATTTGTAATTCAATCTTGGGACACGGCTTTTCTTAAAACTGAGCGGGCGGATTATTCAGCTTGCACCACATGGGGCGTTTGGTACAAGATCGGCGATGACGGTTATTCACAACCGCAGTTGATTTTACTGGACGCATTTAAGGACCGCATGGAGTTTCCAGAACTGAAACAATGTGCGTTTGATACATGGAAGTCATGGCAACCCGATGCTTTTATCATAGAAGCGAAGGCTGCTGGCAGTCCCTTGATCTTTGAATTGAGGGCGATGGGAATACCCGTATCGGAATATTCACCGTCCAGAGGTAACGATAAAATCGCAAGAGTTAATGCTGTTGCCGATTTGTTCGCATCTGGTTCTGTGTGGGTTCCCGAAAGGCGATTTTCAGAAGAAGTAATAGAGGAGTTTGCTGCGTTTCCGAGCGGCGATCACGATGATTTGGTGGATTCCAGTACGCAGGCTTTACTGCGTTTTAGACAGGGCGGCTTTATTCCGCTTGCCACCGATGAAGAGGACGAACCTCTATTGAGTGACAGACGAGCAGATTATTATTAATTAGCAA